GGATGATTATTCTGAAAATAATGAAATTCCCGAGTTAACACAGAAGCTAACAAAGGTAACATTACATAGTAGTCAACGATTAAAAGAAGCAGAATTAAAAGCAACAAATAATACTATATCAAATAGTTTGTCTGTAATGTCTGATGTAACTGCAAGAATGTCCGTTTTACCTATGTTGGGAAAACAGATGGGTATGGTTTCTGAAGGATTTAGTAACTCAGCAAGGGTTGCTAAGATGTTAGGATTAAACAAACCTAACACTTTAGATATGAATACACTTGTTAAGATTAATCCATTTAGTGACTGGAATTATGGTTCTGGTATAAATGCTTTTCCTAAATTGTCAGTTGATCCTGAAAATAGTGTAACTACTAAACCAGTTGCTTTAGGAGTAGAGAGAGATGAAATGGATATATTGACTTATGCTGGTACACCAATGATTGCGAATTATGTGACTATGAATCAAGGTAATACAGGAATAGCATTGTCAAGTCTAGGTGTTCAAGATGGAACCTATGTTGATACTATTTCTAGTCTTTTTGCATATGTTTCAGGTTCATTTAAATATAAAATTTATATTACTGCAAGTTTATTCCATTCAGTACGTCTTGTTTTTTACATCAATAATAGTACAGCAACTAAAACTAGATGGCAAGATTGTATGCACCGTATAGTTGATGTTCAAGGTGATACTGAAGTAGAGATGACTATACCATTTTTAGATTCTCAATTTATGACAAAAGTAGGACCTACAGCTGGAGCAGCTTTATTATGTAGCGTTTTAGGATGGTCACAACCAGATATGGCAGCTGCTTGTCCTATATATTTGGTTATATATAAAGCTGCTGCTAAAGATTATGAGGTGGGAGCACCACAAGAGGTAATATTGCAGTTGACTAGTTCTGAAATGTTTTCTGAGCCTGAATATACATCAGTGACTTTACATGTTTGTCCTAGAGATGATTTTATGCATGATTTTGAACCTATTCATCCTAAGTGTAAATATTATTTTCATGAAAATTTATTTCATGGTGAGAAAGTTAAAAGTTTGAGAGATTTATTTAAAAAATTTCATCCTTATACCACTATGACTGCCACTACTTATTATTTGACGGATCCAACACCTATAACATTAAGTGGTCATACATATATGTTGGGTTTAGAAGCATTACAGTCTTTATTTTTAGGATGGAGAGGTTCTCGAGGCGTTAGAGTGTATGCAAATGATACATCTGCTTTTAGTCAAGCAATGGTTATGGCATATAGTAGTAGTATCAGTGGTAACGTACCAGGTATTGCTATATCCACGCCAGATAATCCAGTTCTAGAAGGTATGTTGCCCTATTATACTAATGTATTATTTGAATATTTTGTCCCCAATCACGTTTCAACAAATACAGCTTATTTTAATGTTCCTGATATAACTGGTTGTTTTTATGGTAAGCAAGCAGGAGATGATTTTACGGCTATGTGGCAAATGCCCTTGCCAAATGGAGCATTTTTCACTCCTGCAGGAAATACAACTATTAGCTGGGCCGGTTTGGCAAATCACGTCTAAAAAAAAAAAAAATTAAT